TGCCTTATGTAATAGAGATTGAAATAGAAAAAGGTGAGTACACCTTAGTAAGAAAAGAAAATCCGTGGACATACTCTACAGATGTGTGGGTGTTTGACTCACGTGATGAGGCTGAGAAAGAAGCAGCTAGGTGGAACACAGGCAGGGTACTGTCTTATATAATGCCCATGTCTGATCAGGAAAGACAACGAGCAAAGGAGAAAAGCTAATGTCAATTAAAGAATGGAAAGAAATGGTAGCAGAAAAACTGGAAGAGTTTGAGATACCAAGTGCAGTTGACGTTACTCGTATAACAGATGCTATAAAGAAACACAAACTATCTATTGATGATGTTGTAACTGCGATACAAAACTTTGCAGAAGACAGAGACTTTCATAATTCTCTTGACAACATGTATGGAAAAGAGGTAGAGATACTAGACGAACTAGACTAGGAGACAACATGATACTGACCCTCGACGTAGAAAACACAACAACCAAACGTGACGGCAAGCTGCACCTTGATCCGTTTGAACCAACCAACACATTAGTTATGGTGGGTATGCTGGATGATCACATGAACGAAACTATTGTAACATTCGATCACGCAGAGCAACAACCTACCACAGATGGGCGGCGTATAGTCCAAGACGCATTGGATGCTGCCCATCTACTTATAGCACACAACGCACCGCATGACTTGGTGTGGTTGTGGGAGTCAGGCTTTACCTATGACGGTGACATCTTCGACACCATGCTTGGGGAGTACGTACTGCAACGTGGACAGAAAGATGTACTGTCACTTGAGGCTTGTGCTGAACGGTATGACCTTGACACAAAGAAGCAGGACTCTCTCAAGGCATGGCTCAAGGATGGCAAGTCTGTACGTGACATGGATCACGCAGAGTTGTCAGAGTATCTGTCTGCTGACTTACACGCAACACAACAGTTGTACCGTAAGTTAGACAAGCAGTATGCTGACAATCCTACACTCGTGCCTACCATCAAGCTGACCAATCAACTTTCCTTGCACCTTGCACGTATATACCAACGTGGGTTTCAGGTGGACATGGATGCACTGATGGAAGTACGTGACGAGTTTGAGCAAGAACGTAACATGCTTAAAATTGCACTTGAGGAACAGGTTGCTGACATCATGGGCGACAGACCGATCAACCTTAACAGTCCAGAGCAATTGTCTTGGGTTATCTACAGCCGCAAGCCCCATGACAAGAAGGTGTGGGCAGACTTGTTTGATGAACGTATGCCTGACTCTGACTATCGTGGCACAGTCAATGCACACAGTCAACGTCTGTACAAGCAGAAGGCACACCAGTGTCCTGACTGCTACGGCACTGGTCAGATCAGAAAGACCAAGAAGGATGGTACACCATTCGCCAAGACAAACAGGTGCAATACTTGTGATGCTACTGGCTTTCTATACAGTGACTCTACTACCATTGCAGGTCTGAAATTTATTGCACCTACATCCAAGTGGGTTAGTAATCACGGGTTCAGCACCAGTAAGGACAACCTCATATTCCTTGAGGGCATTGCCCGTTCCAAGAACATGAAGGAAGCTGAGTCGTTCCTACATAATGTACGTAGACTGTCTGCTGTTGACACGTATCTTAGCAGCTTCGTAGAGGGCATTGCCACACACGTAAAGAGTGATGGCAAGCTGCATGTACGTTTGTTGCAGCATCGTACTGGCACAGGCCGTTTGTCTGGTGCAGACCCCAACATGCAGAACATGCCACGTGGTGGTACATTCCCTGTCAAGAAAGTATTCATATCACGATGGCATGGCGGTGAGATTATGGAAGCTGACTTTGCACAGTTAGAGTTCCGTGTTGCTGCATTCCTGTCGCAAGATATGACTGCCATTGACGAGGTGACTACTGGCTTTGACGTACATAGCTACACTGCACAAGTTATCAGTGATGCAGGTCAGCCTATGTCACGGCAAGAGGCCAAGGCACACACCTTTGCACCTCTGTATGGTGCTAGTGGTTTCGGTAGGTCTAAAGCAGAGGCGGCATACTATCAACAGTTTACGACAAAGTATTCTGGTATTGCCAAGTGGCACGAGGCACTAGCCAAAGAAGCATTGAACACAGGCAAGATCACTACACCATCTGGACGTGAGTTTGCATTCCCTGACGTTACACGTAGACGTTTTGGTGGTGTGACATATTTCACACAGATAAAAAATTATCCTGTGCAATCGTTCGCAACTGCTGACATAGTACCTATATCTTTGATATACATTGATAAGTTACTAACAGCAAACAAACTACGCAGTTGTGTAGTAAACACAGTGCATGATTCAATCGTTATTGATGTGCACCCACAAGAAAAGGAGACAGTACTAAAAGTAATACGTACAGCCAATGACAGGCTTATTGACATCGTGAATCGCAAGTGGGACATTGACTTCAACATTCCTCTATTATTAGAGGCAAAGATTGGTCCGAATTGGCTTGACACAAAAGATGTCGCATGATATAACTACCATCCGTAAAACAAAAGGAGACTTACATATGACTCAAGTAACAACAATCGACACTAATAACTACAACGTAATGGCACAAGCAATGGGCATGAGTGCAGATGCATCACCGCAAGCTGCCAAGGCAAGTACACTTGCACGTTTGCGTATCAATCACTCGCCTATCATGGGTGAGCAAGACATGGGTGGCAAGAAGGTAAAGCTAGAGGTTGTGTCAGGTGGCACATACAAACTGGAAGTACCTGACGGTGACACATACTACGCAGAGAGTGTACGTATACGTCCATTCCTGCAACGGTTCATGCACAAGAAGTTCGTTAAGGGTACAGACCACACCCCTAATCGTTACATCAAAACTGTTATGGTCAATGACCTCAATGGTGATATGAAGGACAACGATGGTGGGTTCAACTGTGGTAAACCTGCAGGGTTCATCAAAGATTGGGCAGCATTGCCTGATAGCATGAAGGACTTGATCCGTTCTATCAAACGTGTTCGTGCATTGTTTGGTACAGTAGAACTGATCAATGCTACAGATGCAGAGGGTAACTCTGTTGACGTAGAGCCTACAGCATTCGTGTGGGAGATTGACAACCGTGATGCCTTTAAGATTATAGGTAAGGTGTTTGCTGATCTTAGTAAGATGCGTAGGCTACCACCACAACACAGTGTAGTACTAACATCTAATGAAGTACCCTTACCCAACGGTAATAGCTTCTATATTCCTGTTACGGCATTGGACTTGAACAATACACTAGAGATGGACAACGATGCACAAGAAGTGTTTGGTAACTTTGTTGCATGGATTGAGAACTACAATACGTATATTCTCAACTCATGGAACGAGAACATGCACAAGAACGAAGAGGTGGATACGGATACAGTAGAAGCCTTTGTGGACATTAGTGAAGAGGACTTCGTATAATGAACCACCCTGCTGAACTGGCGATCAATCAGTATCTTGAGGATGCTACATCTGGTAAATCAACAATGTCCGAAGAGACAGTACAACAGATTGGTAAAGATGTAATGGATGCTGTAAGACGCCAGTTTGGTGGGGGCAATAGGCGTGATAAGTTTCGTCTGCGTATGTCAAACATAGGTAGGCCAACTTGTCAGCTTTGGTTTGAAAAGAATAAACCAGAGAAGGCGTTGCCCAAACCGACAACATTCGTTATGAACATGCTTCTAGGCGACATCGTAGAGGCTGCGTTCAAGGGTATCATCACAGAAGCAGGAGTACAGTACGAGGATGAGGACAACTACGTAGAGCTAGAGCTAGACAAGACCACAGTAAAAGGATCATACGATCTTGTTATTAACGGTGCTGTGGATGACGTTAAGTCTGCCAGTGATTGGTCATACCGAAACAAGTTTGAGTCCTATCAAACGTTAAAAGCCAGTGACCCCTTTGGTTATGTGGGTCAACTGGCTGGATATGCTAAAGCATCTGGTAAGAAAGCAGGTGGTTGGTGGGTAGTGAACAAGGCCAATGGTAATATAAAATATATTGCTGCTGACGGTCTTGACATGGACGAAGAACTTACTAAGTTAAATGATACGGTGGCTACCGTAGATAGTAACGAGTTTGTCAGATGCTTTGACCCTGTACCCGAAACGTTTAGGGGCAAGGCAACTGGCAATCGAGTGTTGAATAGTAACTGTAAGTTCTGTGACTACAGATTTGAATGTTACCCAACACTGAAAGAGTTACCCTCTAAGGTGTCACAGGCTAAGACAAAGCCTATCGTAGCTTACATAGACTGAAAGGAGTAGAACATGCTAGGTGATGATGAAATAAAAGAAATGCAGGAGCAGATCGAAGCTATGGAAAATGAAGTACGTGTTCGTAAGAAAGCATTACATGAAGCTAAGTATGCAGGACTACGAGCAGCAATGCAGACACGTAAGGATGCAGATGCAGCCATTAGAGAAGAGTTAAAGTCTCTTGGGTATCCATCTGCAACTAGTTTTCCTACACTTGATTGGTTCAGGTTCTAATGAACGGCAAGCAATTTGCTGCTGCTTTAAAGTATGGGTATAGGGGTGGGCTTGAGATAAAAGTAAAAGACTATTTGGTTGAGCATGGTGTCAAGGTTAAGTATGAAGCCATCAAGATTGAATGGGAAGACCTCATGTACCGAACCTATACTCCAGACTTTGTACTACCTAATGGGATTATAATAGAAACTAAGGGCAGGTTTACAGCAGACGATAGACGTAAACATGCAGCTATTAAGAAACAGCATCCAAAGCTAGACATTAGGTTTGTGTTTGAGAGTAGTAGACGTAAGCTGAGTAAGGGTGCTAAGACTACCTACGGTCAGTGGTGTGAGAGAAACAAGATTCCGTTCTACGACAGGATCATCCCAGAAGAATGGCTTAATGAGAAGGGGAAGGATATGCATCCTGACCTGATACATTTCCCATACAAAAAAGTGAAGAGGAATTAAATGTGGCAGATGAGAAAATACTACTTGACTTCGATCCTAATGATTTCATTATACATATCAGTCCATTTTTAGATGCACAAGGTAAGTGGACAGGGGAGTTGTTGGTTGGTAATACAACCACAGATGAGAACTCTCTTGATGATGATGACTATATAAACTTAATGCGGCTGGTGCATATGGTATGTGCTTCTGTACCTGCTATGGAAGAAAACGAAACTGTTAGGGAAACCCTTTACAAGTACGTAGAAACTGCGTTAAAAGAAAGTAATGAGAAAGTGCCAAAAGTAAGGCATAATGAAAATAGTAATGTGATAGAACTTAGCTTTAAATAAGGAGACACGTATGGCAACTAAAGTAGAACCCAAACTAACATCAGATGTGGACATGGTAAACTCACCCGATCACTACAACTACGCAGGTATCGAATGCATTGATGCTATTCGTGCAGCAACAGGAGAGGAAGGTTATCAGTACTACCTACAGGGTAACATTATGAAGTACCTGTGGCGATACAGATATAAGAATGGTATAGAGGACTTGCAGAAAGCACAGTGGTATCTAAACCAGTTGATTGTGGAAGAGTCTGGTGATGGTGGTTAAGATATATCTTACACTGGAACTAGACGAAGATGAGTATCCTATTCCTGTAGATGGTTTTGTTGATGAAGAAATCAAGGAAGCACTACAGGAATTTATCTACGATGTAGATGGAATGAGTATAAAAACAATTAAAGTATTAGGAGAATAGATATGACACAAAACTACCTATCTACAGATTATCAATCCTTCATACACAAGTCACGTTATGCACGATGGCTTGATGATGCAGGGCGTAGGGAGAGTTGGGCAGAGACTGTATCACGATACATAACTAATATAGTTAAACCCAACATAGATGATTTTACAGCAAAGGATATTGAAGAAAGTATTCTTAGCTTACAAGTCATGCCTAGTATGCGATCAATGATGACAGCAGGTCCAGCAGCAGACAGAGATAATACATGTATGTATAACTGTAGCTATCTACCCATAGATGACCCTAAGTCCTTCGACGAGGCTATGTTCATCCTCTTGTGTGGAACTGGCGTTGGGTTCAGTGTTGAGAGGCAGTTCATTAGTAAGCTGCCCGAAGTCCCTGAGTTGTTCGACAGTGATACCACAGTCGTTGTAAAGGATAGCAAAGAAGGTTGGGCTAAATCTCTCAGACAAGTAATGGCTCTTCTTTGGGCAGGTGAAATACCACAGTGGGATGTTTCACGTGTACGTCCTGCAGGGGCTAGACTAAAAACATTTGGTGGTAGAGCTAGTGGCCCTGCACCTTTAGTGGATTTGTTTAACTTCGTGGTACGTATATTTAAAGCTGCACAAGGACGTAGGCTGTCTAGCATTGAATGTCACGACATCATGTGCAAGATTGGTGAGGTAGTTGTAGTTGGTGGTGTACGTAGGTCAGCCATGATCTCATTGAGTAACCTGAGTGATGATCGTATGCGTCATGCTAAGTCAGGTCAGTGGTGGGAGAATGAACCACAACGTGCCTTGGCTAACAACAGTGTTAGTTATACAGAGAAACCAGATGCAGTATCCTTCATGCGTGAATGGATGTCATTAGTAGAAAGTGGGAGTGGTGAACGTGGTATATTCAATCGTGAGGCAAGCAAGAAGCAAGCTGCAAAGTATGGTAGGCGTGATCCTGACTATGAGTTTGGAACTAATCCGTGCAGTGAAATCATACTTAGGCCGAACCAGTTCTGCAATCTTACGGAAGTTGTGGTACGAGCCACAGACTCGTTGGAAGAGCTGGCTAGAAAAGTCCGACTCGCCACAATACTTGGGACGATCCAAAGCACGTACACAAAATTCCCATATTTGCGAAAGGTGTGGAACAGAAATACAGAAGAAGAACGATTGCTCGGTGTGTCTCTCACAGGGATAATGGATAACCCATTAATGACTACAGCCAATAAAGGATTGGATAAGACCCTTGAACATCTACGTGGGATTGCTGTATCTACTAATGCTGAATGGGCAGAACGTCTTAACATACCTGTTGCTACAGCTATTAGCTGTGTCAAGCCAAGTGGTACTGTGTCACAACTTGTTGACAGTTCTTCAGGGATACACCCTCGCCATAGCCCCTACTATATCCGTACTGTGCGTGGTGATAACAAAGACCCTTTGACACAGTTTATGAAGGATCAGGGTATACCCAGTGAACCTGACGTTATGAAGCCCGATGCTACTACAGTGTTTAGCTTCCCTGTCAAGTCACCTCGTAAGGCTATCGTAACATCAGACCTGTCAGCAATAAGCCAACTAGAGACATGGCTTATGTATCAACGTCACTGGTGTGAGCACAAGCCAAGCATTACCTGTAATGTACGTAAGGATGAATGGTTTGAGGTAGGTGCATTTGTATACAAACATTTTGATGAGATGTCAGGTGTGTCATTTTTACCATACAATGAGCATACATATCAGCAAGCACCCTATCAAGAGGTTGGCAAGACTGACTATAATATGTTACTATCTGTTATGCCTGATAAAATTGATTGGGCTGGGCTGTCTGAGTACGAGAAAGACGATAACACTGTAGCAATGCAAACTATGGCTTGCTCTGGTGACGTGTGTGAAATAGTAGACTTAACATGATAATTTCCCCACCTTACGGGGTGGGGGAAACTAACAATAAAAAGGAGAAAGATAAATGATAAAACGTCAATTCAGTAAAGCACTATACGATGCATATGATGCACCTGCAAAGACAACCCTCGTACAATATCTGCAAAGTATTGGTCACGAGATTACAAACACAGAAGAGAACTACAATGTAGATGTTGTATCAACTAAGAAAGATTATACATACTTCAATGAAGCAGAAGTAAAGGTTTCATGGTCAGGGGATTGGCCTACTCATTGGGCAGAGATACGTATACCAGAACGTAAGGGACGTTTGATTGAAAAGTACGAGGGTGAGAAAGGAGTGCTTAACTTCTACGTGTTTCGTAAAGACCTAAAGCAAGTGTGGCGTATCAAAGATACTAGCCTGACTAAAGAAAGATTACGTGAGGCACGAGGACGTAACATTGTGAAGGGTGAGAAGTTCTACCACATCCCATACACAGAGGCTGAATTAATTAACGTAGCATAAGGAGATTTACTATGCCAAAGAAACTTAACAGAAAAGAACGTGGCTTGGGTAAGTATGATGCACCATTACGTGTGCAGTTTCAAATGGGCTACAGTGCCTTTAAGAGTGGACACAAGTTGTCTAGCCCATTCAGCATCCATACGATGCAACATCGTGAGTGGGAACGTGGGTTTAATAAAGCCTACTACGATCAACTAAAAAGGATTAAGGAGTATGAACGAACTACAGGCAGAGGCAGAGCAGTTTCTAAAGGAGAAGTACAGCATGTCTGACTTTAATTCGTATCAAAGGAATGCATCAAGTACAGCTATCTATCCTGATCAGCACAAAATAATATACCCTGCACTTGGTTTGGCAGGGGAAGCAGGTGAGGTAGCTAACAAAGTTAAGAAGCTCATACGTGACGGTCCAGATAAACGTCCTGATGATTGGCGAGAACAGATTGCCAGTGAGATAGGGGATGTACTATGGTACTGTGCTATGTTGGCTGACTATTTAGATGTTGATCTTGGTAGAATAATGGAGAACAACTTAGATAAGTTACGCTCTAGAAAAGAA